TTTTTAATATAAATACTATATTTATCATCAGCTTCAACTATATCGCAAATAGTATGCCCTCCGTAGACTTCTTGACCTACGGAGTAATGCATAGCTTCATTTTTATAGTCTCTACCAATACTAATCTTTCTTATCAGATTCATCTTCTTCGGTTATTTCTGTATAACTGCCATCATCAAGATTTATAGTAACTTTACCATATTCTTCTTCAAGTTCATCTTGCAGTTTTTTTAATCCGTCTTGCAATCCTGCGGATTCATGCAATAACCCGTGTTTCTGAAGTTCAATACTTCCTAATTGCGATTGGATTTTATTCAATTGTTTAACTACTTCTTGTAGCTTTTCAAGCTCTTCTTTTTTAATTTTTGACATAATAATTTAATTTAATTGTGGTTAATGGTTATTCTGAACCTAACCAAGAGACGTCATCTCCTGTTACTTCTACATTTGTTGGTGTAATTTTTCTGCTTATTTCTCCGCTAATAACTTCGTTCATGTGCTCTGTAGGGTGATTAGCCTGAGCCCAAGTAATTACTTTTGCTTCGGTAAGATCACTCATAGCCGTAAAGTTTTCAGGATCAGGCGCACCAATAGGGCAAGCTCCATAAAACACAGCAGATTTGCCTGAGTCGGCATCTGTTCCTTTGTACTCAAAATTTATATTTGTGATTACATTCGACAATCCGTCTAACGTGGGTGCTTGCTTTAAAGCCGTAATCTTCCACTCGTAACTTATATTCATAATTTTATTGTTTAACTATATGTTAAATAATCACTTGTTTTATTAATTTTCTAATTTTTCACCTGTTCTAGGTATAACTAATAATCCATTTGCTTTTAGATTATTAGCATAATTATTTAACAAAGTTGTTTTATGAGATTGCAATACGTCTTCTGCCTCAGAAAATAAATCGCATATAATTACGTCATATTGCTTAGTGGTACTATAATTCCATTCATCATTACATATTATATTTATGGAACTATTTAACCACGTAACGTAGTCAATTACTTCCTGATGATTTTCCACAACATCTATACTTGAAGGGTTTTTGTTTTCTTTAATATATTCCGGCAAAACACCAAAACCCCCTAAACCTAAAATCAGTATATCTCCCCATATTGCATTATCAAACAAACCCGATGAAAGATTTCCACAATCTTGGCATTCACCAAGCATAGCTTTACCATGCATACCAACATTCATATTTTTTCGAAATATACCTTGTTTATATGTAAACACAGATATATTTGTATACTCAAATGTAACATTACCATTATATGGTGGCTCAGCTTCATTTTCACTGTAGCTTGTTGCAATATTTTGTTTTTCTACTTTAAATATATTATTGTCAACCTCGGATATATTCGCTTCTAAAAAATATGGCCCTGATATTAAATCTTTCATAATTAAATTGCATCAAATTCTACATCAATTCCTTTTACTGAATAATTAACGCGCTTATATCCATTTGCGTCGGTAACAACAGCGTCTTTAATATGTTCTACCTCGTCTGCCATCACCCCCTTAAACAATCCTTGACCAATTTCAGGATTTTTATATTCAAACGAATATATATTCAATCCTTTTGGCGATAAACCTATCAACTTAATATTTTTCTTAAGATTCCTGTCGGAAGGAAAACCACCACTACACGCCACAACATGCGTTATATACCCAGATGATTGAGCTCTGATTGCATGCGTTGGAATAAAATTAGGACCAAACGCCCTCCACCCAGAGCTATATGTTGTTGTGCCCGATGAGTTTGAGTACATATAACTATTTGAATTAGCCACAGGAACCCCGGATGAATTTAAACCAGAAAACCAACCAAAGCTGGCAGCTATAGCCCCGCATGCAGTTGTTGAACTTGAAAGCCCACTTCCACCGCTAACATTTTTTTGAGTTAATGAAGACAGATCGTGATCGTACGCATAAAATTCACTCATAGAGTGTGGAGCTGTACCATCAGGTCTGTCCGCAGATGCGTTTTGTGTGTTAATAGTATCATAAGTACCATCACTGATATCTGTTAAACTTGTTGGTCCTGAGGTATAGCCATAAATATTAGCATCATAATTGTCATTTTCTATTTCGTCTCGTATTTTAGCTAAACTTATTGCACCTGAACTAGGAACCGCCATTGATTATAGATTTAAGTTCGTTAATTTGCTTTTGCTGTTCTTGGACCGCTCCTATTAAAGTTGAAACAAGATGCTCGTAGTCAACCTGCTTATACAAAGTTTCATCATCATCTGAAAGCCTATGGTTTTCTCTGACCACTTCAGGAACAATTTTTTCAACTTCCTGCGCTATAAGTCCTATTTCTTTCTTGCCGTCTCTGCTTCCGTCTTTCCAGCGATACTCAATAGGCTCTAACTTAAGTATTTTTTCTAAGTTATCTGTAGTTGGCTTTATATCTGTTTTAAGTCTTTTATCAGAAAAACTGTGAAAAGCAACAACATCATTAGCAGCATATACAGCACCTGTACCTAGAACTCTAAATCTTACGTTACCTGTGCCTGTAGTATTGTTGCCTATCTCAAATCTTTCATCTGAGTTGTTGTTATTACTATCAATATTTATTCTTAAATGGTGATAAGAGTTTATAGTCATATCATCACCATATGTACCTCCGTAACTAGATGTTATACTATGATTAAAATTGGTGCCGTATGAATCAGAATCCCATGTAAAATACACACCACCCATCCTATACAAATTAGAATATTGGCCATGCACTGATCTTCCGTAAAAATGCCCTGCAGTATGTATGTGACCGTTGCTATCAATTTGAGCTACATTCGTTCCGGCATTTTTAAAAACAAATCCTCTATTTGTGCCCCCTGACATTTTGAAGTACATGTTATAATCACTTGTAGCTGTGCCTGCTAGACTACCACCTATAGACCCTCCAGTAGCAACACTTGACATGTAAATTTTATAGGAGTCCGAATCCCAAAATTTTACTCCTCTACCATGACTAGCAGCTATTCTAACATCCACATCATTCGAGGCATTTCTTCTAAAATATCTTGTATCTGACTCGGATTCTGTATAATACCTACCATCGTGTGTGTGACTATCATTTGCTACAGTTGTTGTTAGAGTAGCGTTTGCTGATCCATCCCAGCTAACACTACCTGAAACGTCGCCATTTAAAGTTAATGTCCTAGCTGTAGTCCATTTATCAGCCTCAGGGTGGTAGTCAACATGGTACAGCTGTCTCCAATTTTTCCAAACATTTGCGCCATTTTCTGAACTAGGATTATCTGTGCCTGATCTAAAATAAAGCTCATTTGCTCCACCATACCTAGAGCCTAATTGTATTCCTTTAGTACGGTCGCCAAAATTTACAGCGTACATATAGGTAGTTGGCCATGTACCTCTGTCTGTTTGAGTAGATCTAGTTGCTTGATATATCGCATTTGCTCTCGATGAATCTATGTTATAGCTTTCATTTGCTTGATATATATATCCATTCATATCTATCGCAACTGAACTGCTGGCTAAATCCATGAAATAACCTGTATTATCTTTATCGTAGAATATGCCTGCCCTAGTATCATTCTGGTTCATTATACTACCACCCAGCACTTGTATTGATTTATTAAGGTAGAAGTTTGGCCTATCAGTATAGATATGAGCGTGGCTAGCATTTGCTGGACCAAAATCTATATAACCATCGTTTGTTGTATGTCTTAAACCTCCCCATGAATTTACAGAGTTTGCTGTTTCACCATCTATATTAGCCCATGTTAAATCATGGCTATCATCTAATACAGTCGCTGTTAGCGTTACATTTGCTGATCCATCTATAGATACAGATCCACTCAAATCACCAGCTAAGGTTATTGTTCTTGCGGTTGTCCATTTGTCAGCATTTGGGTGATAGTTATCGTGAAAAACTAAATAACTATTAGTGCCATTATTTGGCGAAAACCTAAAACTAGTAGGGCTATTACTTGTTATATTAGTAATACAAAATTCATTATCATTCGTATTTACTTGACTATCTGTTAAACCTAGCCCAATGCGGTAATCAACCAAGTCTCCATCTTGTTTTAAGCGAATACTAGGGTGGTCACCTTCGTTATTATTATCTGTATCTGAGCGAATGGTAAGTATTGCATCGCCACTTGTCCCTTGATCAATAGATACATTACCTGAAAAAGTTCCTCCGCTTGCCTTTGAAACAAAATCTGTCGGCGCTGTCACAGTTTCAGTTGCTGTTGCAATACCTGTTACGTGACCATTGCTATCAAGAGTAATGTCTTGGATATAAGTCCTACCTGAATTATCCGATGAGCTTGCTGCAGAAATATTCGGGTGAGCTGTAATATACCCAGCCCCATTTGTTAACTGGTTGTTGTTAGTTGGAATTGTTGGAGTATTCGTAAAATTATTATAGTTTAAATAATAACTTCCTTCTTGTGCGTCTAGCTTATCAGCGTCTAACAACGAGCCTGCTCCATCGTTACCAGAGTTCCAAACTTTATACTCCGCATTTGCAGCTGAATAGCCCGAAGGAGCCGAGCCACTTCTTGTATTGTCAACAGTAATGTACCCATCACTAATATGAGCACTAGCTGTTACTTCAGCATAACTTCCAACCCTAACATATATATCTGCCTGAGTGTTGTTGATTTGAACGACCCCAACCTCATCTACAACTTCATCGCTTCCATTGTGGTGATTATAGTAAACAACATCCCAATCACCATCAGATTGCAACTGAGCAACAATATATCCCATAGCCGGGAGTGCATTGTTGCTATAGCTAGTACTTCTACCTGCTAATTCAATAATACATCTATCAGAGTAATAGTCAGAGCCAGATGCGGTACCTGTAAGTCTTGCTATTTTAACATAGTTAGTAGTATTGCTTGTTGTGTTATCTACAGCTCTCCAGGCGTATAGTTTTCCTAAACCATCAGATGTAAAACCTTTTGTAGATGCAACTCTAATATCCCCAGCCGTATATATAGCTGTTCCGATATCATTTGGGTCTAAATAATAAGCTGTAGTTCCATTGCCATAATATCTATTAGCTGTAACATTGCCATTTACATTTAGCTTTTGAGAAGCAGTCATTGTCCCTATTGTAAGCCTTTGACTTGTATCTAGCTGCATTGCAAACCCTGTTGCAGATACGGTATCTAAATCTGAATTTGTATAGAAGTGCATTGGGCCGGTAGTAAGGAAGTCACTTGAAGAACTACCAGCTACGAGTCCAAAAGCGTGGACGTTAGAACTGCTGCTTGTGTATTGTACTTTTAAACCACCTGTGCCGGGGTTTGGACTTGCGCCTGAAGACTGTACAGATTTTACAATCGCTGTATATGCATCACTAGCCGTGCTACCTGTCCTGGTTTCGCTTACGACTAAAGTTCTATTTGGGTTAGAATCACCAATACCTAACCTTACATTTGTAGTATCAAAATGAAAGTTGTCATTATGTGTTAAAGTATCAGTGGCGCTCCAAACGGCTACTTTATTAGCTTCACCACCGGAAAGAGCCGAACTTTGATTTACAAAAGTTAATACTCCATTTCCATTAGTTGCTATAACCTGATTAGCGCTTCCATCCGCTGTGGGAAGGGTATACTCATCGTTAATCGTTATATTATTTAGAAAACGACTTGACATATTTTATTTAATTATTTATTAAGATATTGCCGGGAAGCTAGTTATTAAAGCAAGATAATCTTGACTAGCTGAAGGTGCTGTTGCAAAAGAAATAGTAACTGAATTATCGTTGTTTCTAACTACATCCGCAAAAACTTGCTCATAGGTTGCTCCAGTTCCATTGTCGCCATAATCCAATATTGTAACAGAAACAATGGGAGTGCTAAAGCTGTGAGTTACATTAAAAGAAGTTGCGTTAGCATCTCCTGATATTTTTTTAGTTACTTTATCTCCTGCTGCTATATAATTTTTTACATCTGACAGTAATACTTTTTTAGTTTGATTAGATGCACTGGCATCTCCAATTATCATTGAATCGCCATCTGCCAATGTGACAGTAGATCCCGCTGTTCCAGCATCTAACATATTTAGTTCAACCGCTGTGGAGGTAACAGCTGTGCTATTTAATACAAGGCCGCTATCTGGCACCCTTACGCCTCCTAATTCTGCAACACCTGCTGTACCACTAAATACTTCACTGGTGTTTGTAGCATCTGGTATAAATGTAAAGTAGCCTGTGCTATCGTCATAACCAAAAAATCCTAATTTAGCATCGGTGCCATTGTGCCAATTAAAAGTAACACCTTTATCTAAATTGTCATCAGCTGATAAAGCGGCGCCGCCATCTCCACCACCTAGTTCTATTACAGGATCTTTAATAGTTACTACCGTAGAGTTCACTGTAGTTGTAGTGCCTGACACTGTTAAGTTACCTGTTATTGCAACATTATTTGCAAACGTAGCATCCCCATTATCACCTGCTATTGTAAGCGCATTTGAAAGGGAATTTAAAGAACTTCCTGAGCTACCCGCTTTTGCTATTTGAAATATGATGCTACCCCCAGCGCCTGTTCCTTTACCAATACCACCAGCAAGCGTCAAAGCTCCACCAGCTAAATTATTTGTTGTGCCAGCAGTGGTATCGCCGCCTTTTATTGTTAAAGTTTTACCCGCAACATTAGCAGCAGCGGCTGTGCTTTTTATAGTATGATTAACATGATAAAATAGCTCGCCACCATTTATTGTTAAATCACCTGATATTGTAACATCAGTAGGGAATCCAATTTGAATTGTACCAGCATTCGCATTTCCAGTAACATCTACTTCTTTTGGAGTACCGCTAATTGCTACAGGATCTTCAACTCCACTTGAATCTGTTAAAGTTATACTTGCAGAACCGCCGTTTGACCCAGCAACGGGTGTCGTAACGGCTGTAACAGGTAAAGTATATGTTGTATCGTCAGATGCTATTGTTAATGTTCTAACTGCATCACTAGCTTCTCCGGTAACTGTGAAAGTAGTATTACCTCCTTCGGCTAATTTAAAATCTTGAAAAGAAACTAATGTTACATCTGTGTTGCCACCATCATCAATTATAATATCTCTTGGTGCTTTTAAAAACCTAGTGCCGTCATGTATCTTTATATGATGCGAAGCACTATCAAAATACACTTGCCCTTCCGCTGCTGTTGGAGCTGATGATGTTGTATGTAATTTAGCATTTAATAACTGATTGTCATTAAGGTCTATATTATGTAAAAATTGTATTGCCATAATTATTAATTCATATATGCTTTACCAGACTCCGCGCTGATGAAAGACACTGTTAATCTATTTTTGTTTATATAAGTTACATTACCATATCCTTTTTGCCCCGAAGGCAACGCTACAGATACGGAAGGAAATTTGTTTAGGTTATGTTGAATATCCCAGGTAGCGGATGCACTAGACTGATCAAACTCAAAGTGCTTATCACCGTCTCCAACAAAAGCTAAGCTATAATACTTATCTACTGTTAATACACCGTTGCCCGAAACATATGTTAAAGTGAAGTCATAAAAATTTGAGTCAGAAGAATTTTGGACTACATTTTCAACTTCATATATTCCATAAATATTTTTATCATCCGTTTGGAAAAGTATAACAGCCTCACCTTTATAGTCTAATATAAAGTTTTCCATATTATGCTCAGCGCCGTCAATCTTGCTAAATTGTAAAGAAGACACAGAAGCAAATGAGGTACCTGAACCTACACCTGTAAATTTTTTTTCACCCGACGTTGTTGATAATTGATACGAAGCCTGAGTGTGTACTGATATTAAACCATTCTCACTTAAAAACTTAGCAATACCTTCTAAAGTATAATTCTTGGTTATCGAACCAGAAGCATCGGATCCAATAACTTTATCATCCTTAGTTATGATAAGGTCTTTAGAATAGGTACTAATTCTAGCCATTTGCTATTGTTTTTTTGATTTTTCCCATGTTCTACCTACAAAGTAAGCTCCATATACTGTAATAAGTAATGACTGAAAAATAGGTATGTATTCTTCAGCCACCTGAAAGCCACCTATATTGCCATCAAAAAATGACAACGCGGTAAAAATAAATGTTAAGTAAATTAGAACTAAGGGCCTGATGTTTTTAGAAAGAAAAGAATCTGATTGCATGTCCAACTTCCAACGCTCCGTAATTTGACTTTGTGCGTCTTGATCGGCTTTTTCTAAAAGCTCTTGCAATTTTTGCTTTGCTTGTAATCTTTCTTCTTCGGTGGTTGTTAAGCTATCTATTACGCCACCCACATCTTTTATAAGACCCCCAGTGATTAAACTGAGTAATTTTTTCATTATTTATTTAATTTTATATATCTTATAAACTTTATAACCTTCTTTTTTAGTGCCTGGATTAATTTTAAATGTTTTCGAATCAAACGCGCTAGTTTGATTGTCGTGGTAAGCTTTTTTCTCAGCGTGAGCCCTAGCTCCATAGTTGGTATTTGATACCGCAGAATAAACTTTGAATTTAGATGGGTCATATCCAAATCCAGTAGCTGAATCATATATAAAACCGTCTTGTACAGGAGTTTTTCTATCTTTCCTTTTTTGCTGCCGTTGCGCTTTTTTAACCTCTCTTCCTTGAATTCTTTCGGAACGCTTTTTAAGTCTTCGAGCTTTTTTAACATTTCCTTGATCAAGTGCTGCTTCGCTTTTTGCTTTAATTTTAGAAGATTTACTCTGTGGAGTTGATGGCTTAATTGTTGGAATTGATATAGGGCTAGCGCTAATTTGCGGTTTAATATCCGCAGAAGTAATAGGCTTTATAGCAGATACTGTTGATTTTACTTGTGTACGCTGTTGCTTTTTACTACCGTCTTTATTATATCCCTTTATAGTATCGTCATATGTCCAACCTCTAGCATCATACTCTTTTCTTCGAGCTTCACTGTAAAGCGCATAATCCTTCATTTTACCTGTTGCTTTGCCGCCTTTTTTAACATAAGGCTTTTTAGGTTTTGAAGCTGGAGGTGTTGAAGGGGGTGTATTATTTGTTGAACTTGACGGATTTAATACAGAATCTATATCAGATTGCGAAAGCTTGACATTAGATTTTTTATTACTAAGATGGTCAATAACCGGCGCTTTTCCGCTTTCAAAATTTGGTATATTATCTTGAACTTTTACATTTAAAGGCTGAAAATTGTTTTTACCAGACTCTCCGTATATTCTTGATAATATCGCATTTTTATCTTTTTCTTTAAATGTACCATCACTGTCTTTACTATGATGGCCCATTCGCATTTCGTAATTTGGCATAACTTTTATTTTTTATATCCTGATTTACCTGGCTTATATCCTGATCTTCCTGGCTTCATGCCCGAGGCAGATACTTTTCTAAATTGCATAGGAGCCATTTGAAGATTTAGCAATTCACTTTCAGTGGCTTTTTTATCAACTCTAACGCCTTGATTGCTTGATCTATTTTGCCTTTTCTGTTCATTATATAGCTTAAGCTTGTCTCTTTGCTGCTGAGCAACATCACCAAAGCTTTTGCTTTTTTCCATTAACCTTTCGTACTTAGCCTGATCCTTTTTGCTTAATCCAGTAGGTTTTCCATCTTCGCCAATAACTCCGCCTTTTCTTTCTAAAAACTTTGTGGCACGATTTTCTACTCTATCAGATTTTCTGCTAAATTTATTAATATTCCTAACGGCATCTACAGATCTTTTGGTGTCCTGCTTTTGATCGTATCTGCCAAGTGGTTTAACAGTTTCAATTTCAGGTGTAAATGTTTCAGTAGTTTCAGTTGTAGTTGTTCCAGGAGTTGTAATGGTAACAGTACCTGGACCTCCAGAAACACCGGTTGCTGCTGCTCTTAAAGCCTCTTCACCTTCTGGATCAGCTGCTAATGCATTTTCCCTTTCCATTACATATGCTTTATATGCTCTTTGAGGATCATTTACATCTATATTAAAGCTATCAGCTAGCTTATCGTAACCTTTACCTTTAGTACTAAGAGAACGTATACCTTCTAAGTCTTGTTCCCATGCGTCAGCATATTTTAATCTAATATTTGTTTGAGTATCGCCAGGCGTATAAACTTCGTTAGTTTCAGTAAGTACGTTACCCAAAGTGCCCAACTCATCAACTCCTTTTCTGCTATCTATGTTTTTAGGAGCATCATCATCTGCAGGCGGTGGTGGCATTTCGCTTTCGCCTTCTTCATTTTCGGTTTGTAGCATTGGGCCTAGTGGTGCCATTTGCATATTATATGCTTGCTTCATAGGAAACGTATGGCTACTATCCATGCCAGACTTGTCTTTGCCCATTTGCATTTTGTAGCCTTTAGCCATTGGCATAGCCGCTGCGGTTGCTTTACCGCGTTTTTTTTCATAATCTGAAAGCACCCCGTCTTTATTTAGGTCTGCTTTTTTTGCATCAAATTCTGCCATATCTTTAATCTTTATATTTGCGGGGGAACAACGCATTCATAGCCTCGCGGCGCCCCTCACAACCGCATGGTATATTTAATCCTTTTGACATAAAATCTACAGCTTTCTTAATACCAGTAGCTGTGGTAAACTTGTGAATGTCATCACCGAGTCCTCTTGATTTCATAATATTATCTGTGTCTACTGCAGCACCACCTACGACGAGCAGCCTTACCTCTTTCGCCTGTCCAACTTTTAGAACGTGAACAGAATGCTTTTTGTCGCTTATATGCTTTAGTGCCTGGTTTTACTTTACAATTAGTTACAGCTGTTTTCAACTTACTGCCTGGATTATCCCGACGGTATTTTCTAACGCCTTTTTCGGTCATTCCGCCACCTGCAGCTGCTCCTTCTTTTTTCTTATCTCTTACCTCATTATAGTAGCCTAAGGATTTTTTCTTTGATGGTGCGTTTTTACTTGGCATAAGTTTTAGTTTTATCGTATATACTTTTTTCCCATGGCAACTTATGATCACCGGGTCTTATTGATGTTAATGGGAATATTTCTGTAGCAGATCCTTTATTAGGTTTATAATATACGTTTTTATTATCGTATCTTACACTTCCATTTTTAAATTGCATAATATGCATCATTTCATGCTCTACCGCAGCTTTTTTATCTTTAGGTTTTAAATCCTTTTCTATGACTATAGTTCTATCTATATTTGCGGCTCCCCATATTCCGTTTGGCAAATCTTTTTCAAATACTGGAACTGAATACGTGCTTAGTTCCGCATTTATACCTAGCAAACTAGGCACATTGCTTTTCATTGTGAATGCCATTATCTTTCTGGATCTTTGATCATATCGTCAATAGCCTTGTTGTAGACTTTATCTGTATATGTTTTGTTTTTGAAAAATACGCTACGCTCAGACGTTGGAAGGTCTTCTTCGCCTAGCATTATTCTATATATTCTACTTATTAAGTGTTTGCATTTAAATGAGGTTTGAAATATAGAATATTTAATTGAAGTACGGTTACGATGACGCCAAACCTCAATCCAGCCATCGCGGCGAAGGCGCTCCCATCTATCTTTATCCCAAGAATATGTGTACTCACCTTCTATAAAATCATTACGCGTAAAACGCTTTTTGCAATCTAAATATATTAAAAGTTCTAAATCAGCGTCTTTTAAGCTATGAGTTTTACAGGCCCATTTGCGAATGAGCCTATAATACTTCATTAAATTTAGTTCTTTAAGATCGTCTGCTGTTAATCTCATTCGACCAAAACTATATCAGCAAGCTTTAACACATGGTATAGCTTATCTTTCCACTGTATACCGTGTCCGTTATGCTTGTCGTAATAAACAATATCGTCTTCTTTAAGCGACTCAACCAGATTACCTGCAGATATTACTTTACCCTTTAAGTACCTATCGTCACTGTTTTGCGATTCTGTAAGCTCAAGCCCACCTACTGTCTTCGGTGCTTCCTTGATTTTTTCAATAACTACAAAATAATTAATTGCTCTCATCTAGTCGTATGTTATTGATTATACAGTCAGCAGATATAATTGTATTAACAACTGATACCGCATTTTTAAGAGCAGTCTTTGTAACAAACGCCGGATCTATAATACCAGCCCTAATCATATTAGTTGGCTTACCTGTTACAACATCACGCCCCCAGCCTTTACGCTCTATGCTTAAATTATCACTAAGTCCGGCATTATCAAGAATTGTTCTATATGGAGATAGGACCGCACCTAATAATATTTCTTCACCCCGGTTTTTAGCTTTTATTTTTTGTGCAGCATTCATAAGCGCTACGCCACCGCCAGGCACTATACCTTCTTTCAGTGCAGCTTTTACCGCATACAGGGCGTCTTCAACCCTGTCTTTCTTTTCTTTGAGCTCGATTTTCGAATTTCCGCCGACTTTTACGATTCCGACTGCACCGTTAAGCATTGCTAGTCTTTGCTGCAGCCGTCTCTTAAAGTACGGGTTTGTTTCGTTCTTAATCTTTTCTTCAACCTGTGCAACTCTTTCTTCTAGGTTTGTACCTAAATCAATTGTTTGCAATACGGTTGTTTTATCGTCTGTGATTGCTTTTACAGCTTCACCCAGCACTGTTGGCTCTATAAGGTCTAAATCATCACCTAGTTCTTCGTTTATAACAGTTGCACCTGTTAAAAATGCCAGATCTTCAACTGTGTCTTGTTTTGTGGGTCCAAAGCCTGGAAGATCAATAATGTTAACCTTTATATTGCCTTTAACCTTGTTTGCTAAAAGGGCCGCCATAGGTTGCTGCTCAACCGATGCTACAATTAAAAGCGAGCGCTTTTGTTTAATAACGTGCTCAAGTACGTTTTGTATCTTTCTAATATTTGGTATAGGTGAAGATACTATAAGTACATATGGGTTATCTAAAACAGCTCTGCCTTTATCTTTGTCTGTTATTAAGTGTGGCGATTTAAGGCCGCATTCAAGCTGCACGCCTTCCACAAAATCAACATACGTTTCTTCTGTATCAGACTCTTCCATTAGTACCACACCATCTTTACCAACCTTCTCAAACGCATCACCTATTATTTTACCTAGTTCTGCGTCGTTGTTACAACTAATCGTAGCAACTTGGGTTAGCATTGTATCTTTTACCGGCACAGATGCTTTATCGATGTACTTAATAACTTTACTTGTTGCCGCGTCTATACCTGCTTTAAGCGAACGTATATCTGTTTCGCCTTTATCTAATTCTTTACTGGCATTGCTGAGTA